CCACATCACGTAGTCCCACATCACGTAGTCCCACATCACGTAGTCCCACATCACGTAGTCCCACATCACGTAGTCCCACATCACGTAGTCCCACATCACGTAGTCCCACATTACGTATCCTACATAAATGTAGCCTTTCCCCCGTATCCTACATAAATGTAGCCTTTCCCCCTCAACTTGCTAATCCCATGAGGTTACCCTATACTACCGATATGACACACGAGGAACAAAGTAAGCGGCTTACTCCCACCCAAAGGCGTTTCGTGGAAGAGTACCCCATCGATTTTAATGGGCAAGACGCATATATGCGGGCATCTGGCACAACGAATAAAAAATCCGCAGGGGTTCAGGCTTCTAAGCTCATGCGACTTCCAAAAGTAAAAGAAGCAATTGACCGGTACGTGCAGCAAACCCTTGGACCGAAACAGAAGCACCTTATTGAGAATGTGGACTTTTGGATATCCATACGTGATGATGAAAAAGCATCATCCTCAGCGCGTATCAAAGCATCAGAGCTTCTTGCAAAATACCAACAGATGTTTGTGGAGCGACACGAGGTTAGCGCGGTGGCACAGGTACAAATTGTGGATGATATCAAGTGAGTGTTCCCCTTACCGAATGTATTGCCCCTTCTTTCTATGAACTCCATAAAAAAGTGAAGGAAGAAGCGGGGTCAGAAGTTTGGTTACGAGGGGGAAGAGGAAGTGCAAAATCAAGTTTCACGTCTATTGAGATAATCCTGGGGATGATGAAGGACCAGAATGCCAATGCAATTGCCTTCCGGAGATTTGAAAATGAGATACGTGATTCGGTATTTGCTCAGCTCCAGTGGGCCATTGCAAAACTTGAAGTGGACCACCTTTGGAAAGCGTATGTCTCTCCCTTCAAACTTCTGTATGAACCCACGGGGCAAGTGATTCTTTTCAAGGGGGCGGATAACCCCAAGAAGATAAAATCGATCAAATTGGTACGGGGGTATCTCCGATATGCATGGTTTGAAGAAGTGGACCAATTTGCCGGGATGGAGGAGATACGAAATATCCAGCAATCGATTGCGCGGGGGACCACGGAAAAGCAGATTGATTTCTATTCATACAACCCACCAAAATCGGCTCGGAGTTGGGCCAATGCGGAAACGAAGATTGCGAAACCCGGACGAATTGTCCATTACTCGGACTACCTCTCTGTGCCGCCGGATTGGTTGGGGCAGAAGTTTATTGACAATGCGGAGCATCTAAAAGAGACGAATGAGGATGCCTACAAACATGAATACTTGGGACAAGAGACGGGGACGGGGCTTGAGGTTTTCAACAATGTAAAACTCAAACCGATCACTGCCAAGGAGATCAGCTATTTTGACCGTCGATATCAAGCGGTGGACTTTGGGTATGCATCAGATCCGCTGTGTTTTCTTGAAGCGCACTTTGATGCGAAGAAACGGCACCTGTATATCTTTTTTGAGATATCAGGAAACAACATAAAAAATAGCGCGTTTGCAAAAATGCTTAGTGAGGACCAGCGGGCGGAAGTGACGATAGCGGATTCCGCAGAGCCGAAAAGTATTGATGAGTTACGCGATGAGCACGGGGTAAATGTCTTCCCTGCTGACAAAGCCCCTGGATCAGTAGAGCATGGGATAAAGTACCTTCAAGACCTTGAACAGATTATTATTGACCCAGCAAGGTGCCCCTTGGCGGCAAATGAGTTTATCAACTATGCTCTCAACGTGGACCGGAACGGGAACGCGATCAGCAAGTTTCCAGATAAGGCCAACAACAGTATAGACTGTACCCGGTACCTGCTGGCGCAACAGATCAAAGACGCAAAGATCGAGCGGCGGAAGGGCAAGTTCAAAGCACGGCGGATTCCAACAATAAACAGGTGGTAATATGACAAAGAAAGCAAAAGACGTTCACCAGACAGCCCTTCAAGAGTTTGATCGGGTGCAATCCGCGCTGTACGGTGAACGGGCACAATCCCTTGAGGATCGGAGATTTTACTCTATTGCGGGGGCGCAGTGGGAAGGGACGCTTGGGGAACAGTTTGAGAACAAGCCAAAGTTTGAGGTCAACAAGATACACCTGTCGGTGATAAAAATTATCAACGAATACCGGAATAACCGGGTGACCGTGGATTTTATCACCAAAGATGGGAACCCAAATGACGAGCTCTCTGATATGTGTGATGGGCTATTCCGTGCCGATGAACAGGATTCCGGGGCAGAAGAGGCGTATGATAACGCGTTTGAAGAAGCTGTTGGGGGTGGATTTGGCGCGTTTCGTGTGACCACTGAATACGAGGATGAGGAAGACGAGGAGAATGAGAAGCAGCGTATCCGGATCGAACCGATCTATGATGCGGATTCCTCAGTCTTTTTTGACCTTGATGCGAAACGACAAGACAAAGCGGATGCAAAACACTGCTTTGTGGTCTATTCCATGACTCCCGAGGCATACGAAGAAGAATGGGGGAAAGTGATTCCTACCTCATTCAGGAAGTCGATTTCTGACGTAGAGTATGATTGGTATACCCCAGACATGGTGTACATCGCAGAGTACTACCGGGTGGAAGAGGTCAAGCAAACATTCTATGTGTATGAAACCCTCATGGGGGAAGAAGAGAAGTATAGCGACCAAGACTTTGAGGATGATCCCTCCTTGGAACGGAACTTGTATGCCATGGGCTCCCAAAAGGTTCGGGAGAAGAAAATACGGAAAAGACAGGTGCACAAGTACATCCTGTCCGGGAATGAGATATTGGAAGATTGTGGGTACCTCGCAGGGAAACATATTCCGATAATCCCGGTGTATGGAAAGCGGTGGTTTATTGACTCGGTGGAACGGTGCATGGGGCATGTGAGGTTGGTGAAAGACGTCCAGCGCCTCAAGAACATGCTCATGAGTCAACTTGCAGAAATATCCTCACTGTCCACAACTCAGAAACCGATTCTTCTTCCCGAGCAGATTGCCGGGAATGAAGTAATGTGGGCGGAAGATAACGTCAAGAATTACCCATACCTCCTGGTCAACCCAATAACGGATGCAGCAGGGAACGCGGTACCATCTGGCCCGGTTGCGTACACCCAACCTCCGCAGATTCCCCCAGCTCTTGCAGCACTCATGCAGCTTGTAGATATCGACTCCAGTGAGCTGTTAGGGGGCTCCGGGGAGACAGACAAGATGCTGTCACACGTGTCGGGAAAAGCGCACGAAATGATCCAAAAGCGGATTGATGGGCAGTCCTTCATCTATATGTCTAATTTCTCTAAAGCTATTCGCCGCTTGGGAGAGGTCTGGCTTTCCATTGCAAAGGAGGTGTATGTAGAAAAAGGGCGGAAGATGAAGACCGTGGACCCGATGGGGATGCTTGGTTCAGTCCAACTATCTACGCCGGGGAAGAGCCCGGATGGGGACACGGTAAAAAATGAGCTTACAAAGGCATCTTTTGATGTTACTGTAGACGTTGGGCCAAGCTCTGAATCCCAAAGACAGGCTACGGTCCAAACGATTATTGGAATGCTTGCCACAACCCAAGACCCGCAGACGAGGCAGGTGCTTGAAGCAATGGCAATGCTCAATATGGAGGGGGACGGGATATCTGAAACCCGTGGGTACTTCCGAAAGCTCCTTGTTGGTATGGGGGTTATTAAACCCACACCGGAAGAAGTGGAAGCGATGGGGCAGGAGAAAGAGCCTTCTGCACAGGATCAGGCCCTTCTTGCAATGGCGCAGGAATCTATGGCGAAAGCAGAAAAGACACGTGCAGAGATTATTGAGATCATGTCGGATGTCGAGCTGAATAAGGCGAAAACAGCGGAGACCTACTCTGACGTGGACCGATCAAACTTGCAGGCTGTTATGCAGCTCCTTGAGCGGCAGCAACAGGAGCTTCAGCAACAGCAGCAAGTACAGCAACAACGGCAGCAGCAGATACAGCAACAACTGCAATCTGGTATGGGAGCCTTGCAACCAAGATAAGGAAGAGGTATTATGGAAACTAGAGAAATCGATCAAGAAGTCGAAGAGGAAGTCGTTGAGGCCACCGACGATATCCTTGAAGAGGATTCGGAAGAGGAAGAAGTCGTCGAGGAAACCGACGAGGACGAACCAGAACCCGAAGACGAAGAAGACGAGGATGATCGTGTTGTTACGTTCGGAGACGAGGAACAGCCAGAAGAGGAGCCAGAAGCACCTGGATGGGTGAAGAAGGTTCGGAAGGTCAACCGAAAACTGGAGAGCGAGAACAAGAGGCTGAAACGAGAGCTTCAAGAACGCTCTACTGAGCAGGCCCCCGCCGCTATTGTGGTAGGGGAGAAGCCAACGCTCAAGGAAGTTGGGTATGATGATAAGAAGTATGAGGAAGCTCTATCTTCTTATTACGACCGGAAACGTCAGGCTGACCAGCTCGAAGAGCAGAAGTCCAAGAGTCTGGAAGAGCAACAGCGGCAGTGGCAAGCAAAGCAACAGCGGTATGTTGACCAGAAGAAAACTCATGGATTTAAGGATTTTGCGGAATCCGAAGAGCTTGTCTCCAGTGTGTTTGATGTTACTCAGCAAGGGGTAATTCTTCAGGGTGCAGACGATTCTGCCCTTGTGATTTACGCGCTGGGTAAAAACCCCAAGAAACTCGAAGAGCTGGCAAAGATTTCTGATCCAGTGACCTTCGCGTTCAAAGTAGCCAAACTGGAGGCGCAGTTGAAAGTTGCAAGCCGAAAAACTCCAAAACCGGAGAAGCGGATATCTGGAGCAAAATCAGGGGGACTCTCTGGTTCAGAGGATAAAACCTTGTCTCGCTTGAGAGAAGATGCAGCGAAGACTGGAGATTACTCCAAAATCTTGGCGTACAAAAACAAAAAAAGGACAAAATA